AAATCGGCGAGGACACTTTGAGGCGTCAAGTTTTGAAGAATATCAGGCTTGAAGAACAGGCTATCGGTAAGCCCTTACTATTAAGCTAGGAGGTATAACATGAATAAAATCAGAGTATCAACAACGGACAACACTTTGTCCTTCGAGTTCCCGTGGGACTGGATAGAAAGCACGGGTATAACTCCTATCCTAAACGACCTAGAAGCAAAAGCAGAGCGTGGTGTTACTACTGGATACTTGCACAGAGTTAGACAGGCAGAGATACCTAGTATGAAGCTGAAGATTAAAAAGAGCCTTACGCAGGCTGAAGTTTATCCTTTGCTTCGTATCCTTAGACAGGTTAAGTTCAAACTCTACTACTTTGAGAAGTACGAGAATACCTACAAAACTATCGACGTGTATTGTAAAAAGCCGGATATGGCTATAAAAGAATATCCGGCAGACAATAACACAGACAAGATAGTTTACGAGCCGTTCGATATCCAGTTTACGGCTTACGGAGGTATCTAGTATGGCTATGATAACAGGGGTAAACGATATAGATATTCAGTCTTTCGAGAAAGAAGACAGTGTCGTATCCGACCAACAAGCTATCGGCTCTTTTAACTTAAACACTTCTAAAATTAAACTCGTAAACTTAAACAAACAATATGACAGCTTAAAAGGCACGTGGCTATCTACTATCTTCGGTAAGCAGTATGTCAACGACGCTAAGTCAAAGCAAGGCGACGTGTCTATTGAGCTGGAGTGCTACGACTTAGCTTATGCCTTCGACAAGGAGTTTTCAAGCAGTGAGGTAGAGAACAGTAGGAGTAAAAACATATTCGACGTCCAGAAATATTACACTGGTATTTCTGACGATAAAAGGGACGCAGAAGTAAGTATCTCTAATGGTAATATTTCTTGGACTAACACTTCAAGCGATAGTTACTTCCCCGCACTTTGGAATTACGGAGCCTTTCCACTGCACAAAAACGACGCAATTAAAGTAGAGCCTAACACTACATATACACTATCGTTCGTAATCTCCAATAACATAGGCAACGGTTATGTGTATATCTACGAAGGGGACGCCGACCATAACGGTGTCAACAATAGCCATGGGGCGTCTCTTACCACCACCAGTAATGTTTCGTGTACTTTTACAACGTCAGCAACAACCGAGTATATTATCATACGTTTTGCTCGCTGGGAAAGCACTCACCATGAGGTAACAATAAGCAATATTCAGCTAGAAAAAGGTTCTTCGGCGACGAACTTTACCCCATATCGTAACGGCTTTTCATATCCAGCGACAACAAAAGACTGGTTGCTGGCTATATGCGACGTTTGCAAAGTAGAACTTGCTACACCAACGTTCCCAAACTCTGATATTGTGTTGGACAGACAACCTTACCTCCCAGACGGAGCTAGTTATAGAGACGCTGTCAGAGAAATTGCAGGGTCAGCAGGTTGCTTTGCACAGATTATAGACGATAAGTTGCACATTAAGTGGTTCGACAACACTACTACGACCGCTAGCGACTGGTTCGAGCTTACCCAAGGCGAGCAAGTTCCAGCAGTCAATACAGTTGTCCTAGGGCGTGGCGACTTAGAAGATAACATAGTTTATCCTTCGCCAGTTCCAGAGAACCCATACGAGCTTAGAATAGACGATAACCAGATACTCTTAGACCATGAACAGGACGCTATTGTCCCTATCTATAACAACGTGGTAGGGTTCGACTATCGTATCTTCAAGCTTCGCTTTATCGGTCTTCGCAACCTAAGAGCAGGTCAGAAGATAACTTATATAGATATTGACGGAGACACAGTAACAACCCCTGTCATGTCTAACACAATTAAGTTCTTAGGCGGAGACTATACAGACCCTAACGCTTTCGAGAGCGAGGTAGAGAGTGTACAGCTTAAAGAAACAAACACTACTTATAAGTACGCAGGTACTATCACAAAGACGGTCAGAAGGACTGAAGCACACGTCAACAAGATAGACGGAGATATCCAACTTATCACAGAAGACGTACAGCATGTCTGGGACGAGTTCGACAACTATTACACAATGGGGCAGAGCAATACTCTTGTACAGAACGCTGTCGACGGTCTTATGAACACGTTTAGCAACTCTGGTGGTAACAACCTTATCAAAAACTCTAGCCTTTACTTCGGCTCTGAAGATAACTACGACTATTGGGACGGTAACTTAGTGCAGGTGCAGACAGACCTTTCGTCTTCTAAGAAGGCTCTGTCGCTTAAGGCTGGAACAGTAACGCAAAATATCTCTGGTCTAGTCAACGGTTATGTATCCTTAAGGCTAAGCTATAAGAAAGTAGGTACAGGCTTAGACACTTCAGCAAAGCTTATCTTAGACGGAGTGGAATATAACTTTGACGAGGCGGAAGGTACTATCGAAATTACGAAAGCTGTAACTTCCGGTGTCGTTGTTATTGCGTTTAACGCTACTGACAATAACGAGTTTATCGTGTACGACCTTATGCTTAACTATGGTAACGGAGTTTATCTCCCTTATCAGCAAGCACAGAACGAGCTTAAGAGCACACAGGTTAGTATCTCGCAGGAAATCAAGGTCGAGAGTAACGTTGAAAACACGGTTACAACTATTGGTGCTAACGGTCTTGTCGGTACGAATAAATCAACCAATGAGGTTGTTTTCAAGCAGACTGATACCGGCTCATATAGCAAGCATATAGAGACCGAGAGTGCAAAAATAAGCGACCTTACCATAACGAAGGTTGGCGACCAAGTATGGATATCAGGTACTTAAGGAGGTAAAAAATGGCAAGTAGTATTAGTATTACAAGTAGCTCGGCTCCAGATAATAGGCGTATGACGCTATCATGCGTCCAGCAGTCTAAAAGTACAGCAACAAATAAGTCTACTATCAAATGGACTTTGTCGGTAACCGGCGAGGACGCTTACTACTATGACACTGGACCTACAGACGTATATATTAACGGTACAAGAGTATATCACTCAGACCGTGTTAGTTGGCAGTCTTATGCCTTCCCAGCAAAGGTAGGTAGTGTATCAGGAACAATAGACGTATCACATACGACAGACGGAACGAAGACTATCTCTGTATCTCTTTCAACAGCTATCTTCGAGGGTACTGTTAGAACCGATAGCAGAAATTGGACTTTGGACAAAATCGCACGTGGTGCAACTATTACAGAGGCGGAGAACTTCAACGACGAAGGCAACCCGACTATCACTTATTCAAACCCAGCAGGTACGGCGGTGTCTAGCTTGCAAGCTTGTATCTCTTTGACAGGAGCTAGCGACGATATTCCATACAGAGATATAAATATCAGCGGTACGGAGTACACGTTCCAGCTAACGACCGAAGAGCGTAACACGCTACGACAAGCTTCAACTGGCAACACTTTACCGGTTAAGTTCTTTATCAAGACAGTTATTAGCGGTACAACGCTATATAACAGCGTAGACAGAACTTTAACTATCGTAAATGCAACGCCTAGCTTGACAAGTGCAACAGCGGTGGACGTCAACTCAACCACTACGGCACTTACAGGAAGCAATACGGCGATAGTCAAGGGGTACTCAAACCTTAAAATCTCGGACGTGGTAGCAACGGCTTATAAGTATGCTACACTTCAGAGTATTATCGTCGACGATATTGGCGAGGCGTACACTTCAGGATACACAAAAACAATAAATGGTTATACAAAAAACAACATATCCATAAAGGTAGTGGATAGTCGCTCTAACACTTCGCCAACGCTCACAAAGAGCTTTACTTTCGTGGACTACGACCCTATTACAAAAGGCGAAATGTCAGTGTCTAGGGCGTCCTCTGGTGTTGGGGAGGCTGTTACAGTCAAACTTAACGGTACATGGTTCAATGGTAGCTTTGGTTCTCAAGCTAACACGCTTACAGCAACTTATAGGTTCAAAGAGACCTCCGCTAGCTCATGGACTACTGGTGTTACCGCTATCTCGATAACAAAAAGCGGAAACAATTACAGCGTAGAACAAGCAATTCGAGGAGATACAACCTCTGGCTTCAACGTCGATAAGTCATACAACCTAGAAGTTATCTTAACAGATAAACTATCAACAGCAACGTTTGCACTTACTATCGGTACTGGTTCTCCAGCTATCGCTATTTTGGGCAATAAAATTGCTCTAGGCGGTAAGTACGATACTTCAGACGACGAAGAGGCTATCCAATTCAGAAAGCTGGTAAACGCTAAGTTCATTAAGTACAAAAATGCACCGCTTCCAGACTTCTTAGACAACTTGAACAGTATCTATCCTGTTGGTTCTATCTATATGTCAATGAATAACACGAACCCTAGTGAATACTTCGGCGGAACATGGGAAGCTATCGAGGGTCAATTCCTAATTGGTGCAAACTCGACATATAAGGCTGGAATATCGGGTGGTAGTGCAACCCATACGCACGGTTCAGGCGGTCTTTACGCCGCTTTGGAGGCGGCACAGGGTGCTATCCCAAACAACGTGTTTTTTGTGGACTACACTAGAAAAACTGGTGTGTCATATACCCAAAACACTAGAACTGGTATATGGGCAAATAGGTGGGTCGAGCAACGTGGAAATTACAGCGAAGCGGCTAACGAAGGCGTAGCAGTGAACGGCAACACTGGCTCTGGCTCGTCTTTGCCTCCATACCTACCTGTTTATATGTGGAAACGTACAGCGTAAAAGCTGGGTACCTATATAATAAGGAAAGGAGGTTATCGCAAATAGAAAGAAAAGCGAGACAAAAACTATGAAGGAGGTCAAAAAAATTGGAAAAAAGTAGCTTAGTATTTGCAGATATAACTATTGGTGGCGTAACAACCACCATAACATATTTGCTAGGTGGGTGGAGTTTTGCTTTGCAAACTCTACTCATTTTTATTGCCTTAGATTATGTAACAGGAGTTCTAAAGGCTATCTATGAAAAGAAGCTCAACAGTGAAGTTGGCTTGCGAGGTATCGTAAAGAAAGTAGGTTTTCTTATCGTAGTAGCACTTGCTAACTACCTAGACCAGCTCTTAGGCAATTCTGGGGCTTTATATACCCTAGTAGTTTATTTCTTCGTTGCTAACGAAGGTATTAGTATTGTGGAAAATTGGGCAGGTATGGGTTTGCCTATTCCACAGTCTATCAAAAATGCTTTAGCACAGCTAAAGAAAGAAAGTGAGGAAAAAGAAAATGGAAAATAGCTTAGAAGCAGTCTATATGACTGAAAAAGAAATCGCAGAAGCAGAAACTCTTTTGTCTGAAGAAGCGAGAGAAGAACTGGAAGGAGGTAAGTAAATGTCTTATTCAAGATTAACCAATAAATATATTCCAGCTCATAGTTCTAACTATTCACAGGGCAGAGCAGGAAGAAGGGTACTTAAAATCACTCCGCACCACATGGCAGGTAATTTGTCTATTGAACAGTGCGGTGCTATCTTCCAAACTCCCGGCAGAGGCGGAAGCTCCAACTATGGTATTGGTACAGACGGTCGTATCGCCTGTTACGTCGACGAAGAGAACCGTTCGTGGTGTTCTTCTAGTGGAGAAAACGATAACCAAGCTATCACTGTCGAAATTGCAAACGACGGTGGGGCAAACACAAACTGGCATATCTCGGATAGGGCTATTGAAGCGTTCATTAACCTTGCAGTAGATATCTGTAAGAGGTATGGTATCGCCAGAATAAACTATACTGGCGACGCAACCGGTAACATGACAAGACATAATATGTTTGTGGCAACGACTTGTCCGGGCGGATACTTCCAAAGCAAAATGCCAAGTATTGCAAATGAGATTAACAAGAGGCTAGGTGGAGACCCAACGCCTACACCAACGCCAGCAAGCTTTGCGGTCGGCGATAAGGTAGTCCCTAAGGCTTATG